TAATGCTATCTGGCCCCGGTCAGTACCCATGGCGAAGAGGTGGAGATGATTGCCCGATTTTAAGAAAGGAAATAACTCATAGAGAGGGATAGAGTAAGATGGTGATAAATCTTTTCTATCTGCGTCGCCAGCGATGACTTGGAAATTGTGATGAGTTAGTCCTTCTGCTGATGCTCCCGTGCTCGTCCATCCACCTCCGGGGGTTTTAGTGTATTCTTTACCATTTTGGAGACCATAATATTTAGAATCACTCTTCTGCGATTGGTCGCCGTCAGTAATATCATAAGTCATACCGAAATCCATACATCTACCATCGCTATACTGATGTCTCTGGGTCTGTGTATCACTTGGAAGAGATAGAGATTTTAGAGATTGGAAATGAGAAAACTCCTCCATGTCTGAAAGGACACGACCCGATGAAGTTTTTAATACTGCCCTCTGGATTAAAGAAGAGACACCGATATTAGGAGGAAAAAATCCTCTTGTAATACCAGCGGGAGGGGTGAGAGATAAAGCGATAGTTGATCCAGCGGAGAGAAATCCCTTCGGTTCTAATTCGAAACGAGCGAATAAATTATTAGATGAGAAAACGACTGGACGAAGGACATCGCTCTCGATTTCTTGTGATGTATCTACTGGGAGACTTTCTAACTGAATAATACTTGGTTGCGATGATGTATCTGGTGCTTCTTGGGACATATTTTATAATGATATATCACATAAAAAAATAAAATGAAAAATATTAAAAAAGAGGAAATTATTGGATTACTTGGATGCCGTTAGGGGAAAATGCTACATTCATCTCACTATTCACGAAGATAAAAACAGAGTGCGGATGGTCAGTAGTTAAATTACTATCGATAGTTAATCCCCAGTTCTGAGTAGAAAAATCACTCCCCATGCCTCCGAGTTTATCATACGAAATACCTAATCCCCATACTTGTCCTCCATCGGGGACACGAGTAGATATCATAGTATCTGTCTCAGTTGCGTCGCTTGTAATATCTCTATTAGTATTTACGGGACCGACCGCCATACTCATGTTTTTATTAAATGGAGATACTGCCGAAACATAATCAGCGATAACTACTGGATCAACCGCCATTTGGTCTTTATTGTTTCTCGTGTTATTATTCATCTCGAAATGTTTAGGATATAATGCTCCGCCCTTAGTCCATACTACCTTAGAAATATTTGCGACGCTCCCGTCTTTATTCGTAGGATAAATAGTCTGGTATGAGTCGAAATTTCGATTATTTAAAAATTGAGATGGAATGAATGAAGAGAAAACACTTCTAACCTTACTTAAACCGAGATTAAAAGATATGTTCGCTTGCTGAGAATTAATAGTATCATAGTAAGATGTGATAGATTGATAATTAAATACACCCGAAGACCCCATCGAAGATATTTCTGCTGGCGTGTAGTCCGTCACCTCGACGATTAATTTTAAATCGCTGAATTCATACCATGCGTCAGATAATCCAGTTGCGTCGCCAGCGACAGCGTATATCATTTGACTATCACTTGCTAATGCGAGGGAAATTTCTAATCCCCCGAGTTGTCCGTCATTAAGGGGTATATCGGTCGTCCCGTTAAACAGACCACACGGGAGCGGGACGGAGAAATCATTTTCTACACCGGAATAAACTACACTATCATTAAACGCTGTTGCGTTAGATAGAGATAAAATAGTTGTATTCATATGAGTATTCATATCATCTACCGATGCTCCGAGGGGAATGAAGTTATTTAAAAAATGTGCGTAGTGTCTAATGTTCTCTATCGTCTGTTGATGTTTAATGCTTCTCGTGGTTAAACTCTCGAATGCTCCATAAACACCGAGACGCTCATTAACCGCCATAGGGTCGCTACCGATTGCGGGAGGCGATGCGTCGTCTTTATAAAATCTAATCTTACCACATACACGGACAGATGAAGGGCGGAGAGTTGCGTTCATCGATGGGACTTGGAAAATTAAATTCGCTATACCCTTGCGGAAACTCATTTTACCATCTGAGGGAGAATTATTTACGGAAATCTCTAAATATCTTGATGACATGTTTATAATGAAATATATTTAAAAATTTCGTTGAAGAAATCTTAAAAAAGAATAAACCATAAAGGGAAAAACAATTTTTTATTTATTTAAGATATAAACCATAATGACTATTCTATACTCATTTAAAGTCAATATGGTTTATTTAATTCGATGAAATTATTTTCTATTTAAGTAATATAAATAATGGCGGGATTTCATACTAAAACATTTTTAAGACACGATGATTATATGACCCCGAAACACGCTTGGGAAGATATACAAGAATATATACCGAAAGATAAAATTATATGGGAAGCGTTTTACGGAGATGGAAGTTCTGGAAAATATCTCGAAGAATTAGGATATAATGTGATTCATGAGAAGGAGGATTTCTTCTTAAATAATAAAGGAGATGTTTTAGTTAGTAATCCACCATTCACATTATGTAAGACTATATTACCTCGATTAAAAGAATTAGAAAAACCTTTTATCTTGATAATGCCGTGTTCTAAATTAACTACTTCTTACATAAGAGAGACTTTCATGAATGCGGAAGATAAATTACAGATTATAATACCTCGTAAGAGGATACATTTTATTAAAAAAATAGGTGGAGCGGATGGAGATATCCCCGAGGGGTGGAAAAATGCTTGTAATTTCGATTGCTTCTATTATTGTTATAAAATGAATTTACCCAGAGACATTTTATGGTTGGATAAAAAAGTATAAAAAAAAACCGATTTTTTAGTAATTATTTTTATCGTGTAATTGTAAGATAAACATATTTTATAAAATTATCAGTTTTATCGTAGAAAAAGTTTTTTAAGAGGTATATACTCATAAATTATTCATCATTTTCTAATTCAGCGATAATCTCATCTTTAATTAAATGATATAATTTTCCGTTTAATGCTCTGTCCATGGCGGTTTCTCTGTTCCATTTTTCGATAGCGTCATCTTGATGTTTCGGTTGTCCTTGTCTTGTAGGTCTCGGGGGGATGGGTCGATAATCTGGATGAAGTTTCACTTTATTCGCTACATCAACTTTATTGTATTTTTTCATTTTTATAATTTATCATAGAAAATTTTTTTATTTCTCATATTATAAAAAAGATGTCGTTAGTAATTACTGGTAATAAACTCACTCAATCTGGTGTTAAAGATATAGGTAACGCTCAGTCTCCGTATCATTATCGTAATTCGTTGAAAGAAACTATCACACTCTCCCCCGATAGTGAAGTCGCCGTCCAGTCGGTTAAATTAAATAAAGGAGAAGCGATACATATATCTCCCGATGATGGTTTTTATGGTAATTTCGGTATAGACCTCGCTAAAATCAACGATGGATCAACGACCGAAAATACAACCGCTATGCCGGTCTGGGGGTCTATCGGTTTAACTGATGCGGGTAAGGGTGAAGATGTAGGATTAATCGAATTTTCTAATAGAGTTTCAGAGGCGTTAAAGATGGCGTTTCCTCATCCTAATGTCGCTTATCGTGAGAGTAGCGTATTACCGAATTCATTTTATCCTCAGTCGGATAGAGAATATAATTCTACTACGGGTGCTTTCGAGGGTTTCGCTCTTACTATGAAACAATCTCCGAGTAGTGAAGATATAGAAGTAGCGGGAGATATAGAAACTTACCAGAAATGGTATGATGATGAGGATGCTTCATTAACATGGGATAAGGCGACTAAAAAAATATCTTCATCTACAAATGCGGAGGACTTTTCACACGCCACAATTGATATGACTGGATCTCTCACAGATTATCCAATCAGTCTTAACACGGGTAATATGAGAGTAGATTTAGATGGTGTCGTCACAGATACAACAGACTGGGAGGTTGTTAAAGGTTTCGCTTTCGGTTTATGTAGAGACCAGAAACATGGAGAAGGAGACCAACCAGTAGAATATTATGAGAGTGCGGGGACGCTCCCCCAAGATAAAACATTCGCTAATAATTATAATGATGTCTCTTTCGATTTCGGTGTTTATGCGATACAAGATGCGAGCGATAGTAAATTTTATCTTCATATAGGACAGATGAGCGTGAAAGATGGCGACGTCACTAAATTATCGATGAATGAAGTTAAATATTACGGATGGACAGAACCTTATCCGGGGGATGGTCCTTTATACGCTACTAAATATGATTTATCTGGTAATGCTGATAAGATATCTCAGATATTATTTAGAACTGAAAACGAGATATTAAGGATATATGTTAATCAAGGTGCGAAATCTACAAGCGATAATCCTCTCGATGACCCGAACTGGAAATTATTATGCTCTCGTGATATGTCCCCTTATTATGATAGTAAGGCGGGAGTTAATTATAAATTAAATTATCCTAAACCGATTTCACAAGGATGCTGGTGGATGTATCCTAAATTCTGTCTCCCAGAAATTTCATCTCATTTATTTTTATCTGCGTATTCGGGGATTAAATCTTCTGCTATATCTAATCCATATTTTAAAAGTAAGTATTCATGGAACGCTCGAATGATAGATAATCTTACAGATGAAGAGGTCTATAATGTTGATAGTAGATATATGAACCAGATGACTAATACTGAAAAATTTACATATAAGGGAGTAGGAACAGATGAAATGAAAGATTATGTATTTACTATCATATTAAATGAAGATAAGAAATTTTATATCCCTACTAATCTCGCCTCAGACCCTTATATGAGTCGAAAATTAGGATATGGAGATATTCACATATTAAGACCGGATATAAACGGGAACGCGTTAGGAGGTGAAGACGCTGATAAGGGATGGAGTTATGAACCTACGACCGCTCCTCAGATTTTAAATTCTGGGTCTTTATTTATTCGTCTTGATAACTTCACACAGAAATCGATAAATGGTGCTGTCGGTCGCCCTTCTAAAATCCTTTATACATTACCACAACAAGACCAAGGCGGGGGGTCTTCTGGGATTTTATATTACGAACCTCACGACAGAGTATATGTGAAACTCGGGAACGGAAGCGAATTAACATTAAATACTTTCGACATATCTATATGTGATGAGAATGAAATTTTAGCGACATCATTACAAGACCAGACTATTATTACTTTACATTTTAGGGATAGACCTCATTTAAATTAAATATATTTAATCATATACATGAAATCAGTTATTATTAAGAAGTCTCCAAAAGAAGGGAAAAAAATGGTCGCTATATTCTATGAAGACAAGAAGAAAAAAAAGACTATTCATTTCGGTGCTGATGGTATGAGTGATTATACTAAACATCGAGATGATAAGAGAAAAGAAAGATATTTAAGTCGCCATAAGAAGAGAGAGAACTGGAATGACCCGATGACCGCTGGATCACTCAGTAGATATATCTTATGGAATAAACCAACATTAAAGGCGAGTATCGCTGATTATAAAAGGCGTTTTAATTATTAGTTTTAATTATACTTTTTTATCGTAATTAATAGAAAATATTAATAATATATAGTAATATAAAATGGATTTAATGCCCGAAGTGATAGAGACAGAACCAGAAATCAACGAAGAAGAAGAAATAAAATTAGATGATGAAGATGATTTCGATTCTCAAATAGTCGAAGAAAAGAAAATACCCCAGATAAAAAAGGAAGATATTTTTTTCAGAGAAGGTGAGGTTGAACCGATACCGAAACCAAAAAGAAAAAAAAGACCTCCCATGAGTGAGGAACATAAACAGAAATTAGCGGAGGCGAGAGTTAAAGCGTTAGAAACAAGAAGGAGAAACTCACAAGAAAAGAAAGAACTGAAAGAATTAGAAAAGAAAAAGAAACAAATAGAAAAACAAAGATTAAAAGATTTCGTTGAAGGAAAAGAAACAAAACAGATAGAAACTCCGCCAAAGGTTATGAAAGTTGTAGAAGAACCTCGAAAACCGGAACCCATAAAAGAAACACCTAAACCAGTTAAGACAAGAGAATATATTACAAGACAAGAATTAGAAGAAAGTAATTTAAAAGCGATACTCGCTTATGAAGCGATAAGGAAACAGAGAAAACAAGAGAAACAGAAAAAACAACAAGAAGAGAAACAAGTAGAACAAGTGAGACAGAAAATACAGAGGGCGATGCCGGATACGAAAGCGTATTATGGAAGAGATTTAAGAGATGATTATTTTAATAATTGTTTCTAAAAATTTTTATATAAATTATTTATATCATGGAGAAATTTACTATCGCCGAGTTAGGTGTATTTTTAGGAGTAGTAGGAGGAATTTTAACAAGTGTATTATTAACTATACAAAAATCGAAATGTGATAAGATAGATTGTTTATGTATTAAGTGTCATAGAAAACCCGAATTAAATACGAATACATCTCAACCATAATTATTTTTATTAGTAATTATAGAAAATAAACCATAATGACATAAGATACTATAATGAGCGTCAATATGGTTTATTATTTATAAATAAACATATAAAAAAATGTTTTATCCTTTTCGGTTTATTTATTCATTATTTTTTTTATCTATTCTTATTATAAAGAATGGAATCAAAACCACGAAAAAAGAAAGTCCCGAAGGTCTTAAAAGTTAATGATGTTTTAGAGAAGAATAAATATAAACCTATTCATGAATTTCTCCCGAAACCTCAATTTTTAACTTTAATAATCGGGTCGGTGAGAAGCGGGAAAACTAACTACCTCATAAACGCTCTTAGAAATGGGGACGATTTTTATGGTGAAGACTACTGGGACGCTTATAAAATAATATCAAATACATTAAACAACGATACAAAAGGAAAATATTTTACTGACGCTTTCGCTGATTGTGAAGACCATTATACAGACCAAATGATAAAGGAATTGATCCAATCTCAGAAAAAATATGAGAGAGAAGAAATGCCGACGATGTTAATTTTACTCGATGATATCTTATCAAGAGATTTTAAAAAAACTAATGATATCACATATTTATGTAGTAAGTTTCGCCATTATGAAATGTCGATTTTTTTAACTACTCAGTCATTTAGGTCTGTGGGAACCATCATAAGGAACAACGCTACGAATGTATTAATTTTTCGCCAGAACAACGCTAAGGAACTCGATAAGATAAAAGAAGAGTATTCTGAGTTATGTGGGTCAGAAGAATTATTTATGACTTACTATAACCTCGCTCACGATAGTCCATTTTCATTTTTATATATCGACGCACAAGAGAACCCCGCTCGATTTTATAGAAGACATGAAACCTTATTAGGGATAGGAGATAATAAAGTAATACAAGAGAACCCGAAAGCGGTGATGAAACCCTTTAAAGATGTAGCGGAGTTAAAGGTGAAAGATGTGAAAAAAGATAAAGATATACCGCTGGATGATTTAGTTTTTTAATTTTATGATTGAATATTTTTTTATATATATTATTCTTATAAATAATATGGCGGATATCTATGGTTATCAATCGGCGATACAAGGCATGAACCAGAGAGAACAAGCGATACAAGAGAGCAACGATTTAAAACAAGCGAATAACCTCACAGCGACAGACGATTATAATAAAGAAGTCGCCGAGACTGATGTTATGAATGATTTAAATTTAGGAAAAGATTTCGCCACTCAGTTATTTTCTGGGGGAGCAGTTAAAGGAGCGTATGACGCTCGTAATAAGAGAGTAGCGAAGGAGGCGAAGAGATTAGCAAAAATGAGATTAGGAGGGATTACAGAAGAACCTCCAAAACCCGGAATAATTAGTCGTGGATTATCGAGAGTAGGAGACGCTATAAGCGACGCTATAACTAATCCATCGATAACACCGACGGGCGTAGGGTCGGCGATAGGAGGCGGAGTATCAGCACCATCAGCACCGACAGCGATAGATGACCCAAACGCTCTTGACGAGATGGGGAATAGAATCAGACCTATCCCACCTCCTCCCCCAGTATCAGCACCATCCGCACCCGTCCGGGTCCAAGCACCGCAAGGATTAGCGACAGAGCAAGCAGTAGAAAATTTACAGAACAGACCAGCACCAGCACCAACCGCCACGATAGCACAAGTAGATGAACCGGAACCAGCACCAGAACCAATACCAGACGGAAGAACATCGCAAGCGAGATCCAGTTTAGCGAGGTCATCAGTCGCTTCGGCGGTTAGTGAAGCACCCTCGGAACCAGAACCAAAACCAGAACAAGGATTAACTGAAAAAATTATAGGAGGTATAACGGGAGCATCTGAGGAGACAAGTGAATTAATAGGACGAGTAGGAGGGGCAGTTTCATCTGGGGCGATGGGTGGATTAAGTATTTATGATGATGTTGATAATTTAGTTAAGTCTCATGGTCAGCATTTATTCGATAAAAACGCTACGGGAGCAGATGACTATAATAATATTACTTCTACTATCGCCTCGGTTAGTGATGTTGTAGGTTTAATCCCCGGAGCAGAATGGGTAGCGGGTTTAGGTAATTTAATAGGTGAAAGTGGTAATCTGGTTAAATTATTCGGGGACCACGATAAACAAAATAAAAACGCACCGACGAAACCTCTACCAGAAACATTAACACAAGCACCGACAAACACGGGACAGATAGCAAATGTAGGTGTCCAGTCCGCTGTGAAAGTAGGCGGATTAAATACATATTAGAAGAATATCCAAAAAAGGAAAAAACATTTTTTTTTATTTTTATATGATAAACCATAATGACATATTTATTATAAATTAAGGGCAATATGGTTTATCGATATTTTATGAGTATATACCTCATAAATTATTTTTCGTAGGATAATTCATTAAATAAACCATAATGACTTTATCATAGAATTACAAGATAAAATTTAAATCTATTTTTATGTAGATTTTTAATAAAAAAGAAATTAATTAATTTAGAAGAATATCGATTTAGAAGAATATCCATTTATTCTTCAACCTCTTCGGGTTTATACTCCTCCTCACATGAATTAAAATATACTTTTCTCATTTTCTCATAGTATTCAGTATTCATACTATATAAAGTTTTCTTATCTAATTTTCCAGTCTTTTCATTCTTCTTCGTAGTCCTCTTCGTGTTAATAATATCCACGCCGAAAAGGTCTTTATACATCACGATAATATTTTTCGTCACTCCCGCTGGATCTAAGAAAGCGTTTCCCTTACCTCTTACCCGTCTTATAGATGTATATTCTTCCCATAGTTTCTCAGCGGTTTCCTCGCTCATAACTTCTTTCATCTGGATATCGGTTCTATCATCTATTCCTACCGCTTTCTTTAATTTATGTAAAAAGATTATCTGGTTAGATACAGATGAAAATGATTTAATATCGAAATCTTTTCTATTCGTTATATGTTCCATTAAGGGGTCTTTCGAGGTCATAGTCGGGTCGAAGAAATATCTTTTTATATTAAAGTATCTTACTAATAATTTAGGGTCTGTAATTAAATCCTTACATTCTTCAATCTGTTCCATCGGGATACAGAGAAGATGTATAACATCGGCGAAAACCTCAGAGAAATATTCATCAACTAAATCATGTTTCAGTTTATGAGTATCAGACCATACGGGACCACATTTAGACCAAATCGATTTACTATTTTTAATTTTCCACTCATCCCAAGTCATCATTTTTTCTTCTACTTGTAAAATCTTTCCAGTCGAGAAACTCCAATCGATTTTATTTTCTTCCTCATATTCCATAAAGAAGTCTCTTCTCCCGTTATCATAAGGTTCATCCATACATAACATCTCATAAGCGAGATATTTATTTTTAAGTTTTTCTTCTTCTACTCTAAAAACCTCATAGAATTTATCAAACTCATCTAATACGACTTTCTCTTTCTGTGCTTTAATTTCCTTAGCGATTGAAGCGGTCTGACCAGTTGATTTATTCATTAAATCTGGATTCATCTCATAGTCGAAACCACGAGAGATAAGAAGATTAATAAAATGAGCGAAATAATTACTCTTATAACAATCTTGATTATAGACATATTGACTATAAATATCATTAAATACTTTCTGACTTTCTTCTAATCCACACATAGAAAATGAAGTCATCATTATATTAACGCCTTTCATTAAAACCTCTCTACATTCAGAGACACTATCATATCGATATGATTTCCATGATTTATCCTCAAAGAGAAATTGTAGAGAAATAATATTTCTACATCTACAAATCTGTTGTATCATTCCCCGAGGGTCGATAGTTCTACATCTAAAATAACCGAAAACTTTTCTCTCCATAACACTATCTAAACCATAAACGATTTTAGGTGAGAAAATTACTTTATCGTGTTTATCTAAATCTAAATCTTTTAATACTTCCATAGGACTATCAGCGGATACAACTAAAATATCCTTATGACCTAAACGAGTTAGATCATCGCCTAATTTAATAGCGGTTCCTTTTTCATCACAAGCGACCATATATTTATCTTCACATGATATCGCTTCCACGAGAGATTTATATGAGAATAATTCTTCCGCGTCTATCCCTTTATTATGTTTATATTCATTCGAGATAAAATGATAAGGTAAGTCATTACCAGAGAAAAAATTTAAGGCGATATCGCTGATATCTGCGTCAGTCCCTACGACTAACTCCGCTCCTTGTAAAACTTTAATTAAGAATTGATAAACGATTAATCGCTTAGAATGGAGATTAGGACAATCTACGAAATACTCAATAAGAGAATTTAATTCATCAAGATAAATAACATAACCCTCGAAAGGATTATAACTTTCCTCATAATCTTCACTACTATCATTACTTCCCCAATTTCCAATCTTCATTATACTATCAATAGTTATTACGAGATTATCTCCCTCGTGTTCCCAAAACCCGGGTTTCGGATATTCGTCCGCTTCTTGACCATCTTTATAAAGATTATCATTAATTCTATCAGTTATTTCTTGATGAAACATACAATCTATCCCTTCATTTCTCATTATTCTAACTTGTTCCTCGCCTAATGTAATACGAGAAACAATAGAGATAAAAGGTTTTTCAGTTTTTTTAATGAAATTTTTAAATGCTGTTGTTTTTCCAGTTCCAGTATCGGACATAATTAACAGACAATCATGTGATAAACTTTCTTCTAAAAGAAATGTTCCATCGTTAGACGGGTCAAGATATCGCCGATTTTCTAATTTTCGATGAGGTTTAACCTTATGATTTTCAGTCGGTTTATATTTAATATAACCTAAAAAGGTTTTAGCGTCTGATACTACTGATGAAGCGGTTAAAATATTTTCTAAACAGAAGAGGGATTTATCTTTTAAATAATTCCATTTAGAATGGTTTTTTTCATAATCGTAAGTTTCTCCACCCTTCTCCTCGCTATACTGGTCCCACATTTCCTTCTGGTCTAATTGTTTCATAGCGGTAGAGAAGATTAACCATTTTCGAGTATCTATGAAATAGTCAGAGGGTAAGTTATCGAGGATATCGATTAAAACACATTCATCTATGTTATAGTGATAAGCGGATAAATCTACTTCATCTTGTTCATATACTTCATGTGAGATAGAATTAATTTCATTTTTATTATTTTTCTTTAATGGTTTAGTAATTAACTTTTTCTTCCATAAATTATTCTTCAACCAAAGAGATAGATCCTCGGGGATAACTGAAATCCTTTTATCACTTACGATATCATAAGACCCGTTAGGGACAACTGACCCCATACCAACAACATAACCACCATCAGACCGAATATCAATCTGATGAAAATGGTTCGAAGTAGTCTTAAAATTATTATCGTATTGATAATATAGATGAAGACCGCCAGAAGCGGTTTTAATAATTAGAGTATCAGAGAATTTTTTAATTATCTCATCTACATTCCCGAAGGTCTGGATAAATTCATTTTCCGCTGAATTAAATTCTTTCTTGATAGTTCCATCTGGATGGAGTTTATCATAGAAGTCTAAATCAACAACGAAACATTTATTTATTCTTCCCGTAGGGATACCTCTACAAGTAGAGGATAAAATTAAATTAGATATAGATTCATCTCGCCACTTATGTTTATTAATAAACTTTTTCGTCTTATCGTGTTTTTTCCATTCGTCCGTAGGACTTTTAGAATTAGGGATAAGAGAAAATGTTTTAAACTTCATATTACATGAAGGAGACATATTAATTTTAGCGGACGAAGAAGAATTTAAAATCGAGGATTTCGAAAAAGAAGAAACAGAAGACATATTTTATAAACTTAAATATAAAAAAAAAATAATGAATTAAACGCACTCATCTAATTTAATGAAACTCTTACAATATATTTTTTATCTGTGGATCAAGCGATAAAAAAGTATATAAAAATCTTAAATTATGTTTCATGTGATAAAAAACTTCGAGAAAATTAAACTTTTATTAAAAATAATGGATATTCTTCTAAAAATCGATTATTTTATGAGTATATACCTCATAAAAAAATTTCTCCACGATAAAACCTAAAAAAAATAAATTAATCCCTACGATAATTACTCCCTAATTATCATTCATTAAATCTGTGATATTTTTATTATTATTAACTTCTTCAACGATTACACCTTCTCCAACTAAAAAATTATATTTCTCTACATGTTTTATCTTAAACTCCCCGATACGAGATTGATTTTTATAATATCGAAATAAACATTTATATTGATTATATGTTTTATTATCTATATATCTTGACTTAACTTTATCTTTATTATCGAGATAATATTTTTTCGCTCTTTCATTATTTTCTTTCATAAAAACCTCATTAAATTTTTTCTCTTCATGATATTGTTTCGTTTCTCTATCTCTCTTCTTATTATATTGTTCGACGATTTTTTTAATCTTAGTATCATCATATTGATTCATTTCTTTTTATATTACTTAAATAGAAAAAAAAAATACATTAAAAAACGAATAAACCAAATTGACTTTAAATGAGTATAGAATAGTCAATATGGTTTATATCTTAAATGAATAAAAAAATGTTTCTTCCTTTATGGTTTATATTTCTACTGAAATATTATCTCCCTTGATTACGAGCGTTTTAGTATGTTTAATAAACATCTTCCAGAGAGTATTTACCGATGGAGCATTTACATCAGCAACAGACCCTTCGAATTTACAATTAAGGCGAGCAGTCTTACCACGACCATCGAAGACAGCAACCTTACCGATAGCGAGTTGTCGAGCGATGATGAAGTTAGAAGCGTATTCCTCAAACGAATTAGCGGGGATACCACAAGCGAGAAGTCCCTTCTCTAACTCAGAGATAAAATGAGCATCTATACCGCCTCTCTTATCAGTAGTTTTAGCGGTTGATATTTCACGAGACGGCACCATCTTACCATGAAGAAAGAAATTATATTTAGAGAGACCATTAGAGACACCACTTATACCAGTTCTATTACTTCTGTTTAATGTATCCTCTTGATACAACGCCCCCGCATCTTTTCTAATTAAATAAGTCCCCGTAGCAGATGTCTGGTGAGCAGTAGAATATAATTTAGCATCAGTAGGGAGAGCGATAATACCTCTCGCCTTAGAATATTCTAAATTTAAGGGGATGGTCGCTTGTATGTCGCTCGATAACTGAGAATGGGTCTGGACACCGACAGAAGGGATATCAAACATAACTACACCTCCTTGACTGACTTTACTAATCATTTTCTTCTCATACGCTTCTCCCATATCAATCTGATGACAGATTAACTCAACATTCGAAACCTTACATGATGGCGAGAATTCAGTAGCACCAGATACACTCTCGGAGAATAAAAACCAGTTCTCCGTCGCTTGATCCATACCAGTAGCGATTTTAATTTTAGTCCCAGTATCGAAACCGATTTTAAGAAGTGTCCCATCATTACTGAGTTCTGTGATAACAGCACCATAAGCATCTTTACCTAATGTAATCGTGTTCGTCGTAGATGTATCACCATCCTTAGTATCCTTAACGAAATTAATTTTCTCACCTACAACGAAAGGACACGATTGAGGGTCTCTCTGATTATTTACACCAGCACGACACCAGACAGCATCAACCTCATCGCCCGCCGTCACCTTAGTCCCCGCATTATCTTTACCATAAAAGACCGGATTTAATCTCATTCGTCTCTCTTTTAATACTCCGTCCATCTGTCTGAAAAGGTTTCTCTCTCCCGCCATCACTAACTCGATATAACATCCGTTAGTGAGGAGATTAGGAAATACTTTACTATTTTCAGCGAATACTCCGCAGTGAAGAGGGACGCATATTTTAGCGGGGATGAAGTCAGTATCATCCCACGGCGTATCGAGAGTGGCGTTCGGGTCAGTAGATTGTCCCGCATTCGGGACTTTCATGAAAGGATTATATAAGAAATTATTACCGATGGACTTAGTCGTCCCTAATGTCCCAGATGTCGCTGGTGTCCAGACACCGCATCCCTCTCTTAACGCTCTCTTTTTCTGTTCAGTATCAGTTTTAGAATAATCATATTTCACAGATACATAAGAAGCATATTCAGTATTTTCTTCTAATAATGTTTCACGATTACCAGCATACACTCTTAGAGATGAAAATAAACTATTCGCTCCCGTATTCGGGTCTAATTGGAGACGAGTAGCGAAAGACCCTTTCACATTATCAACATCACCTTTAATCTGAGCGTCGAATTGGAGATAACAATCCTTACCAGAAAAATATTTTACAGATGGAGGAATATAAATCCCGATAGTCTGGTCTTGTGAGAAGTCTAAACCATTCTCCGCCGAAATTCTAACATCACTTTGATCCAGATTAATCTTCTGTCCGCTATCGAAAAAACCACTCATATTTATAATGATTGATTAGATAAAAAATAAAATATAAAAAAAAATAAAAAAAGGGATTAACTGAAAAACCATCCCTTATTTTCGGTTGTTGTGATAGTAAGTTTATTATCCTTTTCATCTGGTTTCATTTCTTGAATGAATGATAATATTATTTTTAAATCGCTTTTAATAATATTGATATCATTTTTCATATTCTTCATGTCTCTCTTTATCTCTAAGATATGTTTAAATTTTTCATTTTCTTTATTTTCTGATTCTAATCGCTGTATTCTCTTTCTCTTCGCTTCTTCAATCGCTTCACCTTGGGACATTAACCCCGAAGAATAAATCCCTCTATTCATTATAATATGAAATATAAAATAAATAAACCGAAAAGGAAAAAACAATTTTTTATTCGTTTTATGATATAAACCATATTGCCCTTATTATAATCATTTAAAGTCAATTTGGTTTATTTCTTCTTTTTCTTTTTAAGATGTATTTTATCAATTTTATACGCTTTACTCTTAGGATTAATCGAAGCGTATATTCTCGCCATCGCCCACTGCTCGGGAGATTTAACATGAGGGCGAACCGAAGATGGATTAGTCTTATATGCTCCTATACCTTTCTTATAAATTATCTTCAATCCTTTTAACTCATAACCCGTGATATCACTTATTTCTTTTAATGAATGTGATTCATCTCTCTTAAATTTATATTTCTTATTAAAATCCGTTTTATAAGTCATCTTTATAATGATAATTTAGATAAAAATAAAATATAATCATATAATATAAAATGAGTGAATATACTGATACTACGATAATCGAATGTAATAATCAATCATCGAGCGAAGTAAGAGCGGGGAACCTCGCCTCGCCCGCTTCATTTACTAATAAATTAGATAATTCATTACAACTAAAAAGAGGAGATAAAGTATCTGTTGATTATTGTTTCGTGAATGAGCGGGGGTGCGGAACACCGAACGCCGTAGAGATTAAAGGTATATCATTAGATAAAAATAAAACATGGAACATTATTAAAAAAGTTAGTAAGGGTGTGGAACCAGTCGCCTCTCGGTCAAGGATGGAGACTTCTTTATATCAATCTCTAATACCAGAACCGATTACGAAAGATTTAACAGACGATAAAGCGTATGTAGAGACGAATTATTATAAATCAACTAATTGCGAAGGTTATTATTTTCTGCCTCGTCGTTTCGTCTGTGAGAAACCTACTACAACCGAGTCGAATAAAAGTGCGTTATCAACAAGCGGACAT